GATCACGGACTGGAGTCAATACATTGAGGTCTCAGTAACTCCAGCACGTACAGGGTGGATATTTTTCAATATAAAACTATATAAATACAGTTCTGGTGGACAGGTATTTATTGATCCATTGGTGGTGATTAGCTAATGGCCGTTAACAATCCCAAATGGTCGAATGGTAGCATAGTATTAGTGCAGTCTATTGGTAATGAACCAACTGTGAGATGGTTGGTTGGGTCTACCATTTTTGATTTGAATTATGTGGCGGCGGTCGTAAGATTCGCGAAAAGTTTTGCCTTGGGACTTAATCTCAGATTATAGGAGTCGGCACTATTCCCTTTCGACAAAGGACGACCAGCCGTACTTTCCAATATGGTGTTCGGCGTACAATAAAGTTAATATTTAGGGGGAGGTAGATCTATGAAAAAGTTATTATTGGTTATGTTAGTAGTATTGAATGCTGTGTTCTTACTTGGTCCTGTGTATGCCGCTGATCGAGCCTGTCAGTCCATCTGGGACGATGTTGCCGGGCACAGTTTTACCTGGACGGTGGGTGAGGATACTTACCGGATTGAATTCAGCGATTCTTACGTCGGTCCCTGCCCCCAGGGGATCGTTGAGATTTATGACGGGTTTTATATCGCCCCACGATTGACATTGCCTTATATCTCCGGGGATGACTTCGTGATTTTGCACCTTGGGGAAGACACGGATCTGAAACTGTTACTTACTCCTGTCGGCCTTGAACAGATAGTATTCCCGCCGGATCGGATTATCCTGGAGAAAGTTGAAAAATAATGGCGGGTGAATATGATATGACCACCGAAATCATCACCAAACTGAATAAGCTGGAACGCTCCCAGGCCGGCATGCAGGCGGAGTTGAAAGTTTTCGCGAAAACCATGGAGCGCTTGGCAGCGACTTCTGAGCAGATTGTCGAGCTGCGAGCCGAATGCCTCCATATGATAAAATCACACGAGCGTTCAGAGCGCACTCATGACGAAATGTTTAATCGGCTGCGGGAAGTCGAAACCTGGAAGGGTAGTGTGGGGACGAAAGTAAAAATCGTCTGCCATGAGGTCGATAGCTTGCAGCGGAATCAGCGTTGGGTGGTCATGACCGTGATCGGCGCCCTGATCATCGGTTTTATCGGCCTGGGATTCGGCATGGCCAGGTATGGAATCGTGCAAGATCAATTACCACACGGAACTAATGGAGCGATACATGGATGATATTAAAAAATCTGAAACGGAGTCTGAACTGTTGCCTGGTGAAATACTGACCGCGCCGGGCAGGTTCGACCCGATGAATTACGAAAACCTGGTGGCCATTATCGGCCTGCTGATTATTGCCGGCGTTTATGCCTGGCAATCGCCGACCGATGCCATCAAGATTGTGACCCCGATCGCCACCGGTATTCTCGGTTACATGAAGGGCCGGGGCGATAAATGAGTTGCTTAACCTCTATTGAATTGGGCCGCGACCTGCCGGCATCGACCGTTTCCCTCTGGAGCGATATTGACCATTTCCGGCCAGCGGAATTTTCCGGTCACCTGGATGAAATGTCAGCCGCCGTCATTCTCGCCCTGGATTGCTATCGGCAGGCTCTTGGGCACCCTCTCTATGTGTCGCCGGCTAACTGGGGCGGGCATTCGGCCCGATCGTTTCATTATCAGGTTCCGGGCAGAAATGAATTTGCCTGGGCGATAGATGTATTTCCGGATTGTGATCTTGTGTACGCCTGGCTGGTCGCCGTGAAGTGTTCGTTTTGGGGCGGCATCGGCTGTTATCCCTTCTGGGCCTGGGGGGACAAGGATCTGCATGGGGGGCTGCACCTCGATATCCGTCGGCAGGATCCCTGCAGAAGTATGTGGTGGCGCAATAAAGCAGACCGGATGTTGTATCTGGCCAATGGCCAGGATGTGCGAGGGCTATTGTCAATCCTTGCCTGATCGAGATGATATCTCATGACTCTCAGAATCGTTATTGATGTCTTGCGAAGGCCGGCGAAATATACCGCTGAGGAGCAACACGAATCTCGATTGTTGGCCGCAAATATATTGGAGTCGTACATAAGAAAACAAGAAATGGATATCATCAGAAGAAACAAAAGATAAATTAATGAAAAAAGGCCGGGCCGAAATTTATAGGCGAAGCTGTGGAGGTACTATGAAAAAATCTACAGAAAAGAATACCAACTTGACTATTCTTTGAAATGTCGAAATACAAAACATTCCTGGATTAATAAAAGATGTCAACGACGATGCTCACTGAGATATTTGCATAACCAAAACAAAGTCAAATCGCTAATCGGATATCTGGAGTAATAAAATGGCAGACGGGAAAACGGTTTTGGTTGCTGGGTTATCAAGTGTTGCCGGTGCATGTATTATGGCAGTTGGTAACGCATTTGGTTTTAGCAGTCGGCTGACAAAAAATGAAAAATCGCTTGATGATATTCGTAAATGTAAAACTACCTTGGTAACAAAACCGGACTGTGAAAAATCAATTCTGGCTGGAGAAAAGGTTTTCAATTTGCAGTTTGAGCAGCATACACAACAAATCAAAGACTTGAAAGAATCACAAGACAGGGGTTTTGAAACTGTATCTGGAAAATTGGACAAGATACTTGCCAATGGTATCTAATAGTTAAAGTGGTTGGGGTACAATAAATATGAAAATTATAGATACGACGGACAAATCAATCCCAAAAGATGATGCTATAGTTCTACAGGCCATTACCCGGTTTGAGCAGGCTAGTTCTTGTGAGAGAAGTAACCGGAAAGAGGCTCTAGATGATCTTAGGATGCTAGCTGGGTTTGATCACTGGCCTGAAAATATAAGAAAGGAAAGAGAAGACGACGGTAGACCCGCATTAACTATAAACAAGCTTCCGTCATTTGTAGATCAGGTATTGAATGATAATAGGCTCAACAAAATATCTATTAAGGTATTACCCAATGGGGGAGGTTCTACCGTTGAGTTGGCCGAAACATTCAATGGCCTTATCCGCAATATAGAGAACGTATCCTCTGCAGATGTAGCCTACCAAACCGCCTTGGAGGGAGCAGTAAATAATGGGTTTGGGTACTTCCGTATAACCTCTGATTTTGCTGGAGATACATCCTTTGATCAGGAGCTTAGGGTTGTTAGGATAAAGAACCCCTTAACAGTATATATGGACCCTTCGCACGTAAAACATGACGGTAGCGATTGTCGTTATATATTTGTAACTGAAATGATACCCCGCAAAGAATATGAGGACCGATACCCCGGAAAATCTGCCCCCTCTGAATTCCCATCAGAAGAGATGTATAGGTTGTGGATGGAAGAAGATAAGGTCAGAATTGCGGAATATTGGGTGAAGGAGTCTACTGAAAAAACGCTGATATTATTGAGTAACGGAAGAACAGTAGACAGGGATGAGTGGGAAAAACAATTACCCGATTTGTTGGATCAGGAACATATTATACACTTAGAGCCAAATCCGCAAGATCCGGAGGGTCAACCAATAGAGGTGGATGGCCCTACCCCTGAGGGGTACGACTGGCCTCAAACTACTATTAATGCAGTCCCCGATATTGTTCGTAGCAGAGTGGTAAAGTCTCATAAGGTGGTACAATACCTTGTGGATGGGTCTAAGATTTTGGACAAAACGGAGTGGCTCGGTAAGTACATTCCCATTATACCGGTATGGGGAAAGGAACTAGTGATAGATAATGAGAGGCATTTGCGGGGCCTTATCCGGTTCGCCAAGGACCCCCAGAAGATGTACGATTACTTTCGGACTGCAGCTACCGAGACTGTTGCTCTTACCCCCAAGGCTCCCTATATTATTGAGGAAAAGCAGATAGAGGGGCATGAGGACGAGTGGGATTCTATCGGGACGACCAATAAACCTTATATAACGTATAAGGGGGTAGCGGGGCAAAATCCGCCAATGCGCCAAGTTGTAACCCAAACCGCTATCGGGGAGATTACCGAGTCCAATCTTGCCAACGATGAAATGAAGGCCACTACTTCCATGTTTGATGCCTCCTTGGGGGCTCAGGGTAATGAGGTTTCCGGTCGTGCCATCTTTGCCCGTCAGCGGGAGGGGGATGTTGCCAACTTCACCTACCACGACAACTTGAAGCGGGCCATTAAGTATGCCGGGGATATATTGGTTGACCTTATTCCCCGAATATACGATACTGAGCGGCAGATTGCGATTATAAACCCAGATGATACAGATGATATCGTAACTGTAAATCAGCAGATTGGGAAAGTAATTATAAATGATTTTACCCAGGGGCAGTATAAAGTAACTGTTACCACAGGCCCAAGTTTCACTACCCAGAGAATGGAAGCAACACAATCAATGTTGGATTTTGTGAGAGTGGCTCCGGAAGCTGCAACCATGATGATCGACTTAATTGCGGAAAATATGGACTGGCCGGGAGCAATTAAGATAGCCCGCCGCATGAAGAAGTTATTGCCGCCGGGGATTGACGACGAAGGTCCTCCATCCCCACAGGAGCCTAGCATTGATGAGCAGACTAAAGGCTTGAAGGCAGAGGGCATTAGCCTTGGTAATATGAAAAAGAAACTCGACATCGTTGAGAAGAAGAGGGAGCTAGAGGGTCGGGATAAGGACATAGCTTCCGCCGGAGCTAGGGGAGCAATGCAAGCTTTAGGACTTATGGGAGATGAAAATGGCACTCAGGGAAGGTGATATCGAATCGCTAAAACGTAAGATGAAGGATGAAGGTAGGCCCATTAAGACTGATGTGATACGGGACCAAGAAGGGACTTCATATCACATAACTGACAAAAAAGGTAGGGTTACAATAAGGGAAACAACCTAAACTCGAACCGGACGAGATTCCGGGCTAGATTCGGCCTAAGGCCGCAGGAGGAAATGATGGACCCAGTAGTAGTAGACCCGGTAGTAGATCCGGTAGTGGAACCAGAGATAGAGCCAGAAGGCGATGGGATTATTCCCGGCGAAGAGGGGGACCCGCAACCCCCAACGGAACCCACCCCCATTGATGGGGTGCAGAAGCGTATAGACGAGTTGACACGAAAGAGAAGGGATGCAGAGAGGGATGCAGCATATTGGAGGGGTAAAGCTGAAACAGCAAGTACCCCCACCCTGACCCCCACTGTTGATGCCCCGGCGGAGTTGGACCCTGACGATTTTGACTCTGATTCCGAGTATCTTAGGGCAGTGGCGAAGCAGGTTAGGGAAGAAATTACTGCTAGCGCAGATAGTATTGCTGTAGGGAGGGAGATAGAGCAAACAAAGGCGGATATCTCTAAGGCATATATAGATGCCCGCAATAAGTATCCGGATTTTGACTCTGTAGCTCTAAACCCAACCGTCCAGGTTACCCAAAATATGTTTAATGCGTCCAAAGGGGAAAGTATGGGCGATATATTGTACTATTTTGGGAAAAACCCTGGGGAAGCTTCTCGTATCTCATCTCTTTCCGCTATACAACAAACAAAGGAGATTGGCAAACTGGAAGCTACTATCACCAGTAAACGCAAAGAAACAACTAAAGCACCTGACCCCCCACTAACCGTTGGAGGAGGCTCATCATCCCCCAGAAAGAAAGAAAGTGAGATGAGTGGAGTCGAACTCCGAGCAAAGTGGGCTGAGGAAAGGAGAAAGCGAATAATAGGTAAATAATCATGCCTGATTCTTTTTTAACCCACAGTATGATCGCTGAACGTGCCCTGTTTGATCTGCAGAATGAGCTTACCATGAGTAAGCATGTATACAAAGGGTACAATAATGAATTTCAAACCCCGGTAGGTGGATACAAGAAGGGTACTTCTGTAACCATCCACTTGCCCAATAGATTTCGGGCAAAAAATGGGGCAACCCTTGATCCGGTCGATGTTCAGGAGCAAAGCACTACCGTAACCGTCGATCAGCAGAAACACGTGGGATGGGACTTTTTGGAGAAGGACCTTACACTGTCAATTGAAGGTTTTTCAAAGAAATATGTCCGACCCGCAACTATCGCCCTCGCCAATCTGGTAGATCTTGGTGGGTGTAGTGAGTACACTAATATCTACAACTTAGTGGGAACTCCCGGCGCCACTCCCGCCACCTTTGGTGTGCTTGCGGATGCCGCAGCTAGGATGGATAATGAAGCCGTCCCCCGAGTTGATCGAGTGAGTGTAATGTCCTCCAAGGCTCATTGGGCTATGGCTGATGGTGAGTTGAAGGGTGTTTTTGTTCAAAACATGGTGGATAATTTGCTCCGCAAGGGGTTTGTTGGCAATTTTGCCCTGATGGACTTCTTCATGGACCAG